GCGCCAGGGCGCCTGCAACACCACAATCTTCAAAGTTTACTTAAAAACAATAGCATGCTGCTCCCGTACGTCAAAACTAAGAGCGGAAGAGCCGCTCGATCCCAAGCCATGCCTCCGCGAGCCACCGCCACGCGGGATTGTCGGCATCGACAGAAAGCCCAGCGATCAACATCCACAGGAACGCCAACACGACGATGAGGGCCTTGGCCGGCGCGCTAGCAGTTTTGAGGGTGACCTTTTTTCGCTCGGCCCCGGCCTGGAAGGGCGGCGGATAGCGGGTAGACCTCTGAATTTCAATGCCGGCCAAGAAACAGCGCCTTCAATTCCGACGCGAAGAAGCCGATCCCGCCGGCAATGGTGGTGAGCGCCAACATAATCCCGGCCATCATACTGCGCGACGACTTGTAATCCGCAACGATCGGCTTCATCTCCTTCACCGTTTCCGCAATGGCCGGCAACGGCTCGATCTTCTTTTCAATTCGCTCCATGCGCTCGTTGAAATCGTCATGTCGGCGGCTACCGGCATCAAGACGCGCGTCGATCGAGCCAAGCCGCTCGAATATCTTTCTGAGGGCCACTTCGTCGGTCATTCCATCGGCCTCATTTCACAGGATCGGGGAACGCGCTGGCATAGCTCTGGCGCTGCGCCTCCTGGCAGGCGCGCGTGGACGCCAGATGATCGTTCGCGGTTCCGAGCGCAGCCGACGTGCGGGCGAGCGCGACCTTGGCGCTCATGCCTTTACGAATTTCCGGCACCGGCACGGGCTCGGCAAGCCGCTCGCAGTCCTGCGGCAGCTCGACCGAAAGCGCCGGCTTACCGGGGCTTTGCGCGCAGGCTGCGCAGAGCGCGAAGATCGGCAGCGGTAAGATTGCAAGCCTGAGCCTGCGGCTTCTCTGCGAGCTTTGCTTCATAATCGGCCACCTTTGCGTTGCGGTCTTCGATCTGTTGCAGGACGAGCTTGCGTTCCTCATCCGCCTTCTCGGCAATGATCTTCTGATTGCCCAGGTCGCGCGTGAGCCGCGCATTCTCGTTCTTGAGGGTCGCGACCTGCGCCTGGTGGGCCGCGCGGTCGTCCGCCGTGCGGAAGCCGAGGATGAAGGTCATGGCACAAAGCGCGGCGATTCCGCCGAGCCGCGCGGCAATAGCCCTAAGCCCGGTGAACAGCCCGAGCGCCCAGCCTCCGATCCCAAAAGCCGCGACGGCGCCGGTTAGCACCAGCACGGGCAGCGAGGTCATCAGCCACAGAAAAATGCTTTCGATCATGACGAATACCCCAGCCCATCAGGTGTTGCGCTATCGAGTACGTCGTTGAGTTCTCGCCGCTTTTTGCGGGCATGCAGCGCCCACAGGAGCCCGCAGACGGTGACAAGGACGCCTGTCAGCACCAGCAGCGTGTAGATCGTGTCGAGCCACTTCGATGTGCCGGTTGCCGGCGCCAGCGCGTCGGTCGCCCGGTCCAGCGTCTCCGCGGCCGTGCCGCCGATCGGTGCACCGCCGGCCGCCGCCATATCGGCCGTGGCGGTCTGCGGCGGCCGCTCCGCGTCCTCGATCGGCGCCTTGGTCGCGGCCTCGGCCGGCGCGGGCTCGGGCAGGACGTTCTTCTCGCCCTGCGCCATCTCGATCCCGGTCCGCTTGACGCCGGCAACCCGCGCCGACCATCCCTTGCCGAAGGTCGGCCATGTTCTGAGCGCCCGCAGGAAGGCCATACGGCGCTCGCAGATGTCGTTGATGAGCGCAGCCTGGTTCGGGTGCCGCTCGCAGGCCGCAAGCGTTGCCTCACCGATCTGGCCGTCCACGCGCGACAGGTTGAGCGCGCGCTGCAGCCATTTGACCGACTGGACCGGACCGGAGTTCACCGCACCATCGAACACCACATAGTCGATTCCGGCAGGCAGTGCGTCTCCACGGATCGCATCCCAATACTGCACGCGATAGATTTCATCACGTTCCTTGGCGGTCATCAGGAACACGTCGCGCGGGGAGAGCCCCTTACGCCGCCGGTAGCCGTCATAGACGCGCTGGATGACGCCCTGATTGGTCCGCCCGCCGGGATCCTTCGGATGATCGACCTTGCCGCCCTCGTGGACGAGGACGCATTTCAGAGCGCGGGGATAATTGGCGCGCATGTCAAAAACCGGAAAGCGCCGGGAACACGCAGCGCGTGTTGGCCTGCAGGTGCACCTTCCAGCCCTTGTCGGTCGGATCGCAGGCGCAGCGCCAGGTCTGGCCGTCACGCGACCATCCGGTGCGCTCGACCTCATTGCCGGTCGCAACCACGATCCATCGGTCGCGCGAGAGCGGATGCAGCGCCGAGGCCGGCACCTTGAAGCAGCAGCGGTTCGACCGGCAGCAATGGTGCGGTATCCATTCCGCGATGTCGGCCTCCTCGGCCGGTGTCGGCGGGATCATGCCGGGCGAGTATTCGTGCAGGTCCTCGCCACGCGCGTGCTGGATCGCCATCATCTGCAACACGGCGACGAAGAGCAGCGCCCAGACGAGTGCGAGGACGAGACGCGCCAGCACGTTGCCGACACTCTCCATGCGGAAGCGCCTGCGCCGCAGCGGATGATAGAAGGTCCTCATCGCGCGGCCGCGTAGGCTTTCCGCGCCTTGCGCGCGGCCTTCCTGCCGCAGCCGCCACAGGCGATGCGCGCGCCCTGTCCCAGATTGAAATGGACATGGGACATGCGGCCATAGGTCATCACCAGCGTGCCCTGCCGATAGAGCCACTTGACGACCTCGGCCTTGCGGCCAGGCGGCGCGATGAAATCGACCGCCATTCCGTACCGGTGATAGGACGGGCGCCCCCCCGAGCCCGCGATGACCGCACCCGGACGGCAGGTCGAGATCACCTTCACGGCGCCGAACCGCGCTTCCAGCCGCGCCAGCACGGCGCGGGTCTCGGCTGTCAGGCAGGAGCGACTGGCAGATGCCTTGCGGTAGCCAGAGAGCGTCCGATCCTGCACTTGCGTCCCGAACAGCGTCGGATTGCCGAGCCATGACGCTTCAGCCGACTGTGCCAAATTAAGCGCGCACAGCAGCGCGCATGCGGCTAAGAGAAGTCGCATCGTCACCTCGGATTTTGTGGGGTCTATAAAAAGGAAAAGCCGCCCGGAGGCGGCTCCTTGAGAACAACTCTCTAGGAGCGATTTATCGCGCCGGCAGTTTCAAAAGCTCGTTATTCAAAATGAACACATTCTCGCCACCGATCACGAAATCCACATTTCGCTCTGAGGCAGCTCGCAACAGGCTTTTTGACGTATTCCGTCCCGGCAACATCCAATCATGCAACTCGACGATCACGAGTGGAAAAACGTCCAGGATTGATGCGTCATGCCCGAACACGTCCCCTTCGGACCCCTCGATATCCAGTTTGCACATGAGCGGAGCAAACTTTTCTGAAGGGAATCGCTCTAACAGATTCTTCACGGTGTAGCCTTGTACCTGATACAAGCCCGAGCCGCCGTCAATCCGATAACCCCACTGACCGATTTTCGGGTCCTGTAGCCAAACCTTTCCGGTTGCGCCGTTAACTGCACCTTCAATCAACGTGACGGGCAGGCCATCGGTATTCCGTCTTAAAATCTGAAAATTCTCACGTTCTGGCTCGATTGCGCAGACATGGATGCGCGGATAAAGATGCCAGAAATAGACGACACTCGCTCCGATATGCGCACCGGCATCGATAACCAGCAGGGACTTTCCTTGGCCGACACCGCTGATATAGCCCTGCATGCGCCATTGCAGAACATCGCTTGCCGTTTTGTATTCTCGCGCCGTGAAAACCTGATTGATGACGGCCTTGTCGGCATCGCTCGTTGAGCGAAAATAGAACGGTCGCCTCTGGCCACCCGGCAGCGCTATCTCAATGCGTTCAAGATCGTTCAAAACGTTGCTCTGACGTACAATAGAACCGTCACAAACCTAGTGCGCCCAACCATACGGCGTCAACCTGCTCGCTGGTGAGCCCAAGCACCGCGCCGATCTGTAGCAGCAGCGGGTTGTTGCGCTCGAACGTCGACGCGTATTCCCACTCGATTCGCAACCTGCTCTGGGTCGGCTCGTCAAGCAAATTAATCGCCGCTTCAACCTGATCCAGCAACCCCGCGCCAGCAAGCGCAAGTCTGATCTGGCGCGGCGTCAACGGTGTCAGCGCAGGCGGCGCAACAACATGATCCGCGATGCTCAATCCCTGACAGGCAAGCAGATCGCGGATTGCGCACGAGACCGGAGCATTATCTTGCGGATGGTAGCTGAACGGGAATGTTTCGCCGTCGATCGTCACATCGACATCAAATGTCGTATGAGACGCATCATTGTATCGCGCATTGGCAAGTTGCATGTCAGGCTGTCCTTACCCAAATTGATATTCGGTTGGAGATACAATTTGCTCCACCAATATTGCGCCACGTTCCCGGCAATGACCCGCCGTTTCCAGAGCCCGGATCATACGAAGCATAGACCGGTCGAAGTCCGCTCCCGGCCGTTGTCGACTCCGAGTTAACAGTTCCTCCGGAAAAATTTGCAGCGGCCACGACCGATCCAACCCCAATCGTCGCATTGCTGGACGGAATCGGCTGAAACGACCCACCACCCCCTGCCTGATAGCTTGGATTGGCCCCGGCGCCGTTTGAAGTCAGAACATGGCCGCTCGTGCCGGGCGTCAATATGGCCCAGCCGGATGCACCGCGATACAGGATTGACCCTTGCGTCGACCCGATCGCATCGATGAAATCCGACAGCGTCGCGAAGCCGAGCGCGTTGGACAGCCGCCCGAGGATCTTGCCGTTCGCGTCTGCCGCGATATCGGCTGGACCGCCGGTCGAATTTGCCGAACGTCCGATCACCGACACGGCCGCGGAATCGCGCAGCTTGTCGTTCGTCACCGCATCGTTGTCGATCTGCGAGGACCCGACACTATTGAGCGCGGCCAGATCGCCGAGCGTCGGCAGGCCGGACAGGTCGGAATAGTCGCCCGTGAAAGCGACATTGTCCAGCGCCTGCAGCAGCGCGTCGATGACCTCCTGCACATTGGCAACTGGACCGAGCAGCGGGTCCGCCACCGTGTCGTCGAACGGGATATCCTCTGCCTCCAGGCTGACATTGCCGCCGACCGGCGAGATGCTGTTGACGGTGTCGACAGCCCCCTCGCCATCCGCGCCGGTTTCGCCCTTCTCCGTGAATTCGACGGAGACGAAGGCATTGTCCGTCAGCCCCGGTCCGCCGACGAAGCCTGCCGGAATCTCGAACCAGTCCGTGTGATCGACGATCACGCCGGTGATGCGGAATTCTGCCGTCTCCTCTGGCGCAACACGATTTTTGAACAGGAGCCGGCCGCGATTGGAGGCATTGCCGCCGTCATCCCAGGACCTGATGACCGCCGAGATATCCGGATTGGAATTCGACGCCGAGAAGCCGGAGATAATGATCTTCGTGACACTGCCGAGCGAGGCATGGTTGAAATTCACCTGCCCGAGCGTGGGCTCCGTCTCGCTCGTCGTATCCGACCACTGGAACGGATAGCCGGGATCGACGCCGTCCGCGCCGTCGTTGCCGGCCTCGCCCTTGTCACCCGTCGGAATGAAGGTCAGCGCGAAGGCGGCGTCAGCATCGAACGGTCCTGCGGAATCGATATGCTCAAGGCTGATGCTGCGATAGCCAGAGCCGTCCTCAACCGTTCCGAAAACGAGATACGTGGCATAGACAGACCGGTCATCGACGCTGCGGATTTCAAGCCGGCCACGGTCGGCGGCATGGTTGTTGTTGTCGAAGGAATCGAGCCAGCCAGCGATCGAGCCGCCATCAGCATCCAGATTGTCAAAATAGCCTTCCGAGACGGCCGTGAGATCGGCATTGTTCAGTCGGAACTTTCCGTCGCCAGGATCAGCCTCGGAAGTCGAGGCATCAAACACCTGGAACGCGCCGGCAGGATCGCCCTTGATGCCCTGCGGGCCTGGCTCCCCGTCGGTTCCCGGCGCGGCGATCAACTGCCAATATGCATTGGCCGTCGCCGGCAGCGTTGGCGGCGCGTTGCCTGACTCCGGCTCATCTCCGATATAGACCCAGCTCGCATTCTGGTCGGTGACCAGATCGAGCAGTTCGTAGCTCGTGCCGTCATCATATGCGCCGCGCGGATCGAAGCCTGTGAAATCCGCGCCGGTCCCAAGCCGCACGAACGGCCGATCCTCGCTGTCATGGACGACGGTGACGCCGTTCTCCGGATCGGTGTTCTCGGGATCGTAGCGATAGACAGAGAACGTGGCACCGGAGCCGATCAGGACGATCCTGGTCCGCTCCAGATCGCGCGTCGTGATGTCGTTCACCGATGCGAACGCCGAGACGAAATACGTCTCGCCAGCGTTCGGGATGTCTTCCGCCGCGGCCTCGCCGGCCGGCGTCGAGCCAAAGCCCCACGCTTCCTGTATCGGATGTTTCATGATCGGATCAGACTGCTTTTTCTTCGACTTCGAACGCCCGCCGGGTCAGTTCAGTGATATCTCGCGCAGCGTCGGTGCCGCCGCCATCAATGGCCCCGGAATGAATCGCGATGGTGTATGTGTGCGCAGCGGCATCCGGAGCCGTCACTTCAAGGACACTTGAGATATGTTGCGGCGTGTAGCCGTCATTAATCGCCCCAAGCGAATCCAGTTTTCGCCACGCAATTGCATTGGCCTCGCTATCGCGATAGAGCGCGACAAAGCTTGGTTGATCGGCGGAGACGGCGTTGCCGACGGTGCCGCCGGACACATATCCATTGTGGTCGGCGTCGTATCTGAACCGCAGAAGGTTGTTGGCGGCCTTCGCCGTGAAAGACAAGGTCGCCGTGTCAATACGCCGCCGCTGCGACGTGGTCGGCGGAGTCGAGGTCGAATAGGAATAGACGGCCGAGCCCGACGGCGCGGTCTGGCTGCCCGTGCCCGTAGTTTCGACACGCTTGTGGTCGATCCACACGCCGGCCGCAGACACCCATGCCCCGGTATCCGCATTGAACCGCTTGTTGATGTTGGCCGCGATGTCAAAGACCTGGGCGCCGGCATAAGCCGCGTGGAAACTCCACCCGCCGCTGCCATCGGCTTCCGCGACCTCGCCGTCGTGGTCGTCCCACGCGCCGGTCGCGCTCGCCCCGACGATATAGAGCGAGCCCGCCGCTGGCGTCCCGCCCGGAGGCGTCGCGGTCTCGGAGACAACCGAGAAGCCCCAGGGCTTTTTCAACTCGCGGGGGCCGACGCTGTCCGCCTCGAAGCCCGAAATCTCCCAGGTGCCGGACGCGCCGAGAAAAATGTGGCTCTCGATTGCCAGCGAATAGGTCTGGAATCCCTCCTCCACGGCTACGAAATACCAGTCACCATCCGCATGCACCGCAAGCTCGCCCGCGTGATCCGACCAGGCGCCGGATGGTGCGGCCGGAATGGCGTAGCGGTCCCCGTTGGCCGGACTGTCCGGCGGCGTGTCCATGGTGTGATCGATGACGTTGACGAAGACCTGCGGCACAAAGGCCGCGAGGTAGCGCCGGTCATCGAGGGATTTCAGGGAGACTGGCGGATTGTGGCTCGCCGAGGAAAGCGGATCGAAGACGAACGGGATGCCGGGATAATCCCGGCAGAAGATCAATTCCGGCTGCACGGCCGCGTTCAAGGCCGCGAAATCCATGCCCTCGACGTCGTCCGCCGCCGGCACCGTCATGGCGAAGCAGCGCGCGAGATTTTGCTGGATCGCGTCCCAGCTCGTCGGGCCGTCTGAATCGCGTGGAAAGGCCTGCGCGACGGGATGGATGGTGTCAGGCATCAGGCTGCACCCGCATTGAGAACGTCTTCATCCAGTTCGAAATCCTGCTGCTCGTCCGGCGCATGCCAGGCAAAACGTTCGTTGGACCAGCGAGTCGCGGATATTTGTACGGAGGTCAGAGTCTCGTCCCGCCGCACGTCGCGCACCTGATACTCGCCATCGACCCCCGGAAACCCGATCGAGCCCCAATCCGCAAACCGCACGATGTCCCCCGCCACGTAATGCGCGCAGTCGATCGTGAGCGCGCCCGACCAGCTTCCGGCATTGCGCCGCTCGAACATCTTGCGCTTGGCGAACCGTTGCGCGCGTGCATTTCCGCGCGTGCAGGGCAGCGACAGTGTCATTTCGTGCGGCGCGCCGTCCGCCGCAATGAAGCCCTCGTTCTTCAGCACCGGGCCGACCACCACGTTGTATTCGCGTTCCGGCGCGACGAACTCGGTCTTGACAATGTTGACCTGGTCGCGATCCGGCACATGCGGGGCGACGTCGAAGCCGCCCTGCAGCATGCGCGGCGTGATCGTGCCCCGCGGCTTCGCCCGGTCGCCCGGCCGCGTGTAATAGGCGCCGCCATCGTTGATGAGGAGACCGTCCATTGCGGTCAGGAGCTCGCGCACCTTCTGCGTGCGGTCCTCGGTCGACAGGATCACGCAGTCGATCGTGTGGTTGCGCTCGCGGCCGCCGTCCTTCAGCCCTCGCCATTTGTCGTCGATGTCGGCCGCATCCCTGACCCGCTCCCAGTCGATATCGTCGACGCTCACCGCCGGCACGTTCGGCCAGGGATGGATCAGGTAGCGGATCAGATTCAGCGTCGCATTCGAGGACTGCACCCAGGTCGCCGGATTGTGCGGATCGAACTCTGCTGCCCGGGGATCAGGCACCTTGGCGCCGCGGTAGCGGAACAGCGGATTGAAGGCGCGGTCGTCGCCGTAGACTTCCTTGTGCACCGTGTCGTTGGCGCCGTAATGGGCTTTCAGCGTGATGCAGGCGCCGAGGCGCTGACGGAAGGTCGAGGGCGGCGCCGGATCGGTGATGTCGCGGGCGACGATCGGGCATATCTCCTGCCCCGGTGCGCCGTTGCGATAGGCCAGTTCGATATAGCGCGTCGTGCCGTCGAAGAACGGCGCGGAGTTCGCCCGCATGATGCCGGTGCCGGGATCCTCAAGCGGCACGTTCTGCCCGTTGATGGTGAGCCCGAGGAAATCCCCGCACTCGTGCTCGCCCAACTCGTACATGATCCAGATATACGGCCGCTTGTCCCGACCCCACAGCACCTTGCCGGACGTCATCACCTCGCCCAGCACCAGCCATTGCGGCGGGATCGGCTGGCGCACCGGCAGGCGCAGGCCCTGGTCGCCGAACGATACGCCCTGCCCGCCCGCCAGCGTCGATTGCTTGCTGGTGTTCGAGAGTGCTGTCGCCGCCGCCGAGATGGCAAAGGAGGTCCCGATCGTCACCGCAGCAGATGTGACGAGCGTCAGCGCGGTGAATGCCTCAAAGCTCAAGATGATCCCGGTCGCTTGCGTGAAAGCGGCCGCCGTGGCGATCGAGATTGAAACCGGATCGCGCGGCACGGGATTGAGGCCGCCGCGGGAGATGTAAGGCGGCCCCATCAGGAACGGTGCAGCCGCCGGCAGGACGCGCCGGCCCTTCAGCCGCCCGCGGCCTTCCGATGGCGCGAGCAATGGCCCGCCGCTCAATCCCGCTTCGAGTTTCATGATATTCCGTTCAGACACACCGCCAGGCGGCGACGATCAGATTGTCCGAAATGCAGGCATAGCCGCGTTGCGAGCGGCACACCCACAATCCCGACGGATGGCGCACGCAACAGGTCTGCACGCCGTCTATCTCGGCAAGGCCAGGATCGCCGTCCATGGCCCCGACCGGATCGATCCGCGGCCAGCCGAGATCTGCCGCAATCGCCTCGCACGCCTCGAGCACCGAGCGGTGGCCGCTTTCCAGCAGCACCCGCAGCGCCTCACGTTTCGTCTTCCAGCGCTGCCGCAGATGTTTCGCCGGATCGACGCCGAGTGCGGCGAGATACGGATAGGCTGCAAAATCCTTGCAATCATCACCATTCCATGACGGCGCGCCGCTCGTCACTGCCATGCGCGCGATCAGCGCATCTACGATGCGCCTGCGGCGGATATCCGTCACGCTTCCGGCGGCAGCCATGGCAATTGCAGGTCCTGTTGCAGATGGATTTCGTCGTAGCCCGTCTCGTCCGGATGGAGCGCTTTCGCTTCCTCCGGCGAGACCTTGGCACTGGATGTGGCAAGCAACTGGTACATGCCGGCATGCCCGATCATCGCGTAATCGACCTTGCCGTCCGCCGCGACCGCGTATTCCGGTCGGTCGAGCCGCGCCTTCACCAGGCGCCGGCGGTAGACGATGCGATAATGCCGGTCGAGCCAGGCCTCATGCAGTATGGCCTCCCGGCCCTTCACCGAGGCGTGCAGGTCTCCGAGGAGATCGCGATCGACGCCCGACAGCCCGAAGCGGACTTCGATCACCTCGATGCCGTCGGTCGAGCGCACCGGCGTGATCGAGCCCAGCAACCCGAACCCGTAATAGTCCTCACCCGCCCACGAGATGATTCCGACCCCGTTCCATGCCCGGATATAGGTCTCGGGATGATCGATGTCCGCCATGACGACGACGCGCACCGCGCCCGATCGCAGCAGGCTCTGGCGCCGCGCCGGAGTCATGCGGCATACGGCACTTCGGTGAACGCGAAGCCGCCCCGCGCGATGCCTGCCGTGTCGCGCTCCACCTCGCCCTCGGATGCCGCCTTGAGCTGCACGCGCACGCGCGCGCGGCGGAACGATACGATATCGCCCGCCCTTGCCGGCCGGTGCAGGCGCCAGTCGAACGCCACCCGCGCCTCGCCGTTGCCGTCCGACCTCACCTTGCCGGACACCATGTAGAGATTGCCGCCAAGCACGAACGTATCCCCCGGCCGCAGCACCAGTGTGTCCGGAACGAGCCCCTTCAGCATGATGGCGCTCGCATAGCGGGGCGCCGCATCGCGCACGAGGCAGGTGGTCGATCCGGTCACGATCTTCACTCCCTCCAGGTCGACCCCATCGACCGGATAAGCGGGATTGCCCGACGCGAAGCCGGCCGCCGCGCCGATCGGCAGCGCCCGTTGCGGTGCCGGGATCTCGAACAAAACCGCCTGTCCGGACAGCCGCGCGATGAAGGATTCGAACTCGCGGCCCTGCGCGTCCGTCATCGCCGCGAGGTTGATCCGGCCGTTCCAGAGCATCGACACAAGCCCCGACGCGCGCACGAATCCCGACAAAGCCGCGCCCGAGGTGATCTGCACCGGCGTCAGCCGGAACGAGGAGGACTCGATCCGGAACAGATGCGTCGGGAATCCGATGGTGCGGAACGTGACCGACATCAGCGCAGCAAGCCCGGATTGACGATCTTGCGGCCGGAGATGGTCTGCTCGACCATGCCCGGTATGCTGCGCTGAAGCTGCGCGAGCTTTACGGAAATGCCCGCAACGGCATTCGCGTCCGCCCCGCGGAAATCCGCATTGATGACGACCGGTACGGACACGCCGCCAGCGCCCTCGCCTTTCTTACTCACCGACACCCGCTCGCCAGGCGTGACGCGGAACGCCGCGATCTGACTGTCGATCCCGCCCGATCCCCTCACCTCGAAGCTGCCACCGGAGGCGAAGCCCGGAAGCTTGAAGCCGCTGAACAGCGAACCGAGGATACCGGTCGACGTTCCGCCGCTGCCGGCGTTGCCGAACAGCAGCGTCTGGAACATCCGGTTCGCCGCCATCTTGGCGAGATTGAGCGCCAGGTCCTTCAGCAGGTCGCCGAACTTCTGACCGCCCTCCAGCGCCTTGTTGAACGTCGCCGACAAAGCGGAGCCAAGCTCCTGCGCCGCCGGCGTCGCGTGCGTCAGCTTGTCCTGCGCCTGCGCGATCGCCCGCGCATAGGTCTCCGCATCGATCTGACCCTGCCAGAACAGCATGTTGATGTCGGCGAGCTTCTGGCGGAACTCTTCGAGCGGAGTCCGCGTCTGATCGACCATTTTCTTGCCGGCCGCCTCGATCTTCTTCCAGGCTGCCTCGCCCTCGGCGGCGAGTTTCTTCACGACCTCGGAGGCGACGACGACGGGCGCGGCGAGTTTCCGGCCCGTGTCCTGCGAGGTCGATTCCGCCGCCGCCGCGGAATCCTGCCAGAACCTGCCGATGAAATCCTTCAGCCCCTCGAACTTCTGCCGGGTCTCCTCGCCTGCCGTCTGGAATCCGGCCCATGCCGCCTTCATGGCCTCCCAATTCGGCGCCATCAGAACCTGCCAGAGCGCCGACACCTCGGCGCCGAGCCGCTGGAACACGAGTCCTGCCGTCAACGCGGCCTCAACCGCGTTCTTCAGCGCGGTCACGATGCCGGAGGCGGCGGTCTTCATCAGGTCGGAATTCTTCGACACGTCGACCAGCATGTTCGACATGTGCTGGAATGCCGGCAGCATCTCTGCGGTGATTTTGAGAATGATGCCCTCGGCCACCTTGCCCATGCGGGTCAGGTTGTCGTTGAAGGCTTCCGCCGATTTCGCGGTCTTCGTGTCGACGACGATGCCGAGTGCCTCTGCCTCCTGCATCATTTCCTGCAGGCCGGTCTTGCCGGCATTCAGCATCGGGATCAGCTCGGCGCCGGACCGGCCGAATAGGCGCATCGCGATCGCGGTCTTGCCGGCGCCGTCCTCCATGTTGCCGAACCTGCCTGCCACCTCCGTCATCACCTGAGAGGCGGATTTCAGCGAACCGTCCGCATTCTTCACCGAGATACCGAGCGCATTGAAGGTCTGCGAGACGTCGTCCTGCTTTCCGCCGGCGATGCCCATCATCGACTTGGACAGCCGCCCCATCGACTTGCCGAGCGATTCCAGCGACACATCCGACAGGTCGGCCGCGTGCTTGAGCTTCGACAATTCCTCGACCGGCACGCCGATGGACTGCGCCATCTTGCCCATCTTGTCGGCCTCGTTGATGGTCATGCGGATGCCAAGTGCGACACCGCCCATCAGCGCGCCGAGCGAGCCTCCGATCGCAACGCCGGCCGTCTGCACGGATTTGGCGAAACTGGAGAGCGAGGCCGACGCATCCTTCAGGCCCTTCTCCAGCGCCGCACTATCCGCGCCGAGAATGACGCGCAGTGCACCGATTGTTGCGTTTCCGGCCATCGCCAAAGACTCCGATCAATGTCTGCTGTAGGTCATGGGCAGCATCACCGCCCACATTTCATCCGGCGTCATCTGCCGTTTCGACCGCTTGCGGTGCTGAAGTTTTTCCAGCTTCGGGAACGTCTTCATCCGCGGCAGCGCCGCGCCATGCCATGTGTGCCAGGCGCGCAGGTTATGCTCGCGCTCCGCAGCGATGGAGGCCGCGCGGAAGGCCCGTTCGACCTGCCGCGGCGTCGAGCGCCAGAACGACTCCTCGGTCGACCCGAGCGCCAGCCATTCCTCTATCAGGCCGGGCCAGTCCCATCGGCCTGACCCGGCGCCGGAGGGTTTGCCTGTGCCTCTGCCTCCGGAAAGGCCCGCGAGAAGGCCAGCGCGATCAGCTCGACTGCCCGCGCCTGCCCGATTGCGTCGATGATGGCGCCGGCCTCCTGCAGCGTGAAGGCGGCATGGTGATCGGACAGGCCCGCCCAGAACACCGCCCGCACGTGACCGATACGCAGCTTGCCGGGATCGCTCAGAAGCGCCGAGATTTCATTCACGCCCCTATCGAAATGATCCTCCATCACGACTATGGCATTGGTGGAGAAGCGCAGCGTATAGCTGCGCCCTCCGGCCTCGAACGCGACATCGCCTTTGTGCGGATTCACGACTTACGCTCCGCTCGCCATCACGACCGGCGCGCTTTCGGCGCTGGCGCTGCCCGCGCTGTTCGCCGCCGTGACCACGACGGTGATGGCATCGCTCGCATCGGACGCCTGCACCACATAGGTTTTCGACGTGGCGCCGGAGATCGGCGAACCCGCATTCTCCCACTGATAGCTGAAGGAGACGGGCTCGTTCGCCCACAATCCCTCGTAGGCGGTGAGCGTGTCGCCCTCGTCGAGCGAGGCCGCCATGATGGCCGGCGGCAGGCTGTTGACCGGCGCCGCCGCGGCGTTCGCAGTGGCCGGGCCCGACCGCTTGATCGTCAGCGTGGCGATCTGCTTGTCCTCGGTCGGCGCTTCCGCCTCGAAATCCTCGATGTAGCCTTCCCACTCGATATAACGGCCGTCCGGCCACACCGTGCGGAAGGTCTTCTTCAGCCGCTTCGCCGCCTGGATGAGCTGCACCGCCGCGTTGAGCGGCTTGTATTCGATCTCCAGCGTGATCGACTTGGTGCGGATGACGCCGGGGATCACCTCCTCGGTCACGTCCGGAGATTCGTTGTGGGTCGCATCGACCAGATCGACCGCGAAACCATCAGGCGGCAGCACGTCGCGCTGCCTGCCGATCGTCGTATAGACGTCCGGCCCGGTCGAGGTCCGCATCTTCAGCAACACGCCATAGCCGATTTCCGCTTCGGTCGCGCTCATCGCAAGCCTCCATCAAATGTGAGAGAAACCCGCAACCGGTGCGGGGAAACGCTGACTCAGGACTTTAATTTCTGCGCTTCGCGCTCCGCCTTGCGCGCGAGCCGCGCTCGGGTCTTTTCGAGACGCTCTTTCGTCCGCTCGACAATCAGGTCGAGCACCCGCATCACATTGCCGTCCCAGGCAGGACGCAGATGCGGCTGCGGCGCCTGATGCGCATTGCCGAATTCGGTCTGCACCGATTTCGGATGCGGCGTCGGGCCGACGAACACCTCGAGCTGGCTTTCCTTCTTGTGCAGCTTCTTTTGCCGCCGCGAGAGCTTCGATCCGACGGTGTAGGATTCCGCAAGCTGGCCCGACAATCGCGGCGCGTTCGCCTCGCCGGCATCCGCGATAATCTGCCCGCCATCCTTGAGCGCGCCGCGCAGCACGTTGCGGGCATTGCGCGGATGGAATTCTTCGGCCAGCCCGACGAGCGCGGCGTCAAGTTCCTTCAGCCCCTCGACCTTGAAGAATTCCTTCGCCATCACCGCTCCTCATACCAGATGAAGAAATCGGCGACCTTGCCGCGCAGGTTTGCGACCGTGTCGTCAATGTCCCGCCAGGTGTCGACGAAGACACCTTGCACCCTGACCAGGCTGGCTCCCGCCCCCATCACGCCGCGGAAGCCGTCCATCGCTTCCTTCACCGCGAGAAACAGCGCGTGCGCCTGATCCGCCGTCTGCGCCCAGCAGCCGATCTGGATGCGCACCTGCACGAGGCCGGAGGGGCCTTCATTATGATGGTCGCCGGTCCCGGAGATTTCGTTGAAGACGATGCTCGCCGCCGTCACGCCCTGCGGCAGTTTGACCGGAAAAACACGGCTTCCGCCGACCAGCGTCGAGACCGACCCGTTCGCCAGGAGATGCGCGCGCAGCGCGACACGAATGTCTTTCAGCGCCATCACACATCCGTCCGCCGCATGCAGCGGATGCGAAGATCGACCTCCCGGCCCACCTCCTCCGCGCCCAGGATGTCGAAGATCCTTCCCACCCCCGGCGCCTGCGCATTGGCGGCAACATCCTGCGCCGGATAGATCACCCTGTCCTTCGGCGTCAGCGGCTTCGATGCATCAGGGATCGAATGAAACCGCACCGTGAAGGTGACTTCCTGTTCCGCCACTTCCTGCGCACTGGTGTAGCGTTCTGATCCGGGTGTCGGCATCTGCCCGGCCGGAATCTGGAAGGCGATGTCGACCCAGGTCTCGATCGGCTCGCCCGATCCTGAATAGGTGATCGTCGCGCGCTGGATCGTGATGATCCTGTCATAGCGGCGCTGCATCAGAACCTGATCCGGCGATGCTTGGACAGAAGTGCATCAACGGCCATCGGCATGGTCTGCGCTGTCACGCCGACACTGACGGCCGACGGATTATCGAACCAGTGCCGCACCAGCAGCAGGATCGCATGCTTGATGTCGTCAGGCACCGTGCTGGTGAAGTTCGGCGAACTGCCCGCATTCGCGTAGCCGGCAAGATAAGTCACTCGCACCGCAGGCCGTTCATCCGCGATCGACGGAAACGAATAGGTGTCGAGAAACTTCACATAAGGACCAAGTTCGTCGACCAGAAATTCGTAATTCTCTGCCGCGATCGTCTGCTCGACGTCGTTTGCGTCGTCATATTTCACGCTGGTGATCGAGATCACCGGCGCAAGCGGGATGCGAAGGCAGCGACTGAACCTGTCAAAATCCTGCCGCCAGGTCTGCTCACACAGGCAGCGTCCCAGAATGCCGGTCCAGCCATCCAGATGCGACGTCGCCGCCGCGATCAGCATATCGATTTGCGTGTCCTTGTTTGTATAGGACACGTCGAGATGCGCTTTTGCTTCCGTCCGGGTGACGGGCTTGATCACAGGCGCGGTGACGAGGAACGGGCGGTACATCAGGCGGCCTTCTCTCGCATCATCGGGTTAGGATGTATCGTGTGATCGTATTTCGCCTCGATGTCGGCGGCGGCCGGGATCGCGTCACGGTCGGTCATGACGACCTTCACTGAACCATCGTCCTGATCGACAACTTGCACATTCATGCAATCGTATCCGTAGAGACGGTCTTCCGGCTTCTCGCATGCATCCAGGAGCGATGTTGCATCCGGGATCGTGAGATGAATGCCGCGGGCGGCTGCGATGCCAAGCCAGAACTCGCAACAGGCCCTGCCCTTTTCCGCGTGATGCCGGTTCGGCAACGTGTAATCCACACCGAACAGAGAGATTTGCTTGACACCGATATGCACCGCATACGCGATCGCATAGGCCGTCGTCGAATTGAAGTATGGCGCACCGCCGTTACCGTCGTGCTTGCGGTTCAGCACTTCCTCAAGCGGAAACGCCACCAATCCGGGATAACCCTCGCGCGCGACGCTCGTATAGACCGGCCCAGGATGCGTCTTCAGCCACTTGAGCATGGCCGCAACCGGCCCGCCCGGATTGGCCTCTGCCCGCAGTTCCTGAATGCGCACATCATCCATATGAAAGACGCGATCACATTTGAGGACATCGCCGATGGCGTTGATGCCCCACACCTCGTCACACCACGCCGACACCCCGCCCATCCGGCGCGTCAGTTCGAAGAACTGCGCACACGACGGACCGAGCCCGACGATGGCGACGTGCGCCGGCACGGATGCCGGCGCAGTCTGTTCTTGGTCCGACACTAGGCGACCGGCGCCTGGTGGGGATTTCCGAGCACGGCAACCGCCGCAACGAGGGCCGTCGCGGTGCCGACACCGTAAAGCCGGATACCGACATACCGCTTGCCGCCGTTATATCCGATCCGGCTTGCGCCGGCGGCAGACAGCGTGAGCTTCTGGCCGTCTTCCGTCCCGAGCAGATTGCCATCAGCGACCGCTGCAAAACCCGCCGACGTGGCGGTGTCGGACTCGTACACGATCGGCGTGATCGTGTCGGTGCCCGTGCCGGTCGTGCCCGAAGAAAAGATGAACTCGACCGACTCGTAACCCTGCCGATCGATCACCGCCGACAGCGTTCCGTTGGCGGCGCCGGACGTGCCGACGGCGGCCGGGGTGATCGCGTTGACCACCTTGATGTTGCTGTGCATGTCCTTCATGGGACTGCCCTTTCGTGAAATATCGAGATGAGGTGAAGGGCGGCCAAGGAGATGGCCGCCCCGCGATTCAGGCGATGATTAGCCACTGATCAGGTCGAACACTTCAGGGCCTTGATGGCCTCGAAGTTCTGGATGCCGCCACCAACACGCTTCGTGGTGTAGAAATGCACGTAAGGCTTGTTGGTGAACGGATCGCGCAGGACGCGGATGCCGGCCCGATCCACGATCAGGTAGCCGCGGCGGAAGTCGCCGAACCAGATCGGGAACTTGGACGCCCCGATGTCCTCGACGTTATCGTCGTCGGTGATCGGATAGCCGGCGAGCGTTGACGGCTGGCCGAGCTGCAGCGAGGGCTGCCAGAGCGGCAGCTTCTCGTCGCCGAGAGTCACAAACTTGCGGACCGCAGCCTGCGTCTTGCGATTCATCAGGAACCGGGCGTTCGTCCGGTAACCCTGCTTAATCGCATAGATCAGACTCATGATCGCGTCATGACCGCTATGGGTTGAGTCGTTCAACGCCGCGGCAATGCCGGACGTCACGAAGCCGACCTTGCCCCAGGCATAGGAGGCATCCGCGACCATCGCGTAGGATGCGAGCCCCCGCGGCTGGTTCACGCCGTCGCCGGAGTAGAAGGCAAGACCTTCCTTCTCGGCGAAGGTGATCGACACTTCCTCGCCAAGCCACGAGGCGATATCGACACGGGCATCGTCGAGCAGCGTCTGCGTCGCCGCTGGGTTGGCGTAGAGCTCCATCGCCGGGAATTCCAGCGCCGCCAGCGTCGGCGACGTGGTCTCCGGGCGAGCCGCTTTCTCACCGACCCAACCACCCGTCGCGCCGCCCTGACCGACCAGCTTGCGGTAAACGCCAGCCGAGATGGTCATCACGGATGCGATCGAGCGGATCGCGGACACCGTGCCCAGTACCCGATCGATGGCCTGTTCAGTCTGCTTGTCGACCAGATAGCCGCCATTCGGATCATTGTCCGAGGTCGCAGCCGCCTTGACCTCCAGCTCGCGCAGACCATTTTCGGCACCCTTGCGGAAGTAGGCGTTGAAGCCATCCTTGTGCGCCTTTTCATCGGCGCTCAGGGACTTGCCATCCTCGCCGCCGCCGACACGCTGCGCCGCGATCAAGGCGTTCATCTCATCGATGGAGCCCTGCAGTTTGGTGATCTCAGCATTGATGCGGTCGACCTTTTCGGTCTGGACGACGTCGCCCATGCCCTTCTTGAGATCGGCGATCTCTTTCTGGTGCTCGGCCTTGAAGTCCTCGACGGTCTTCTTCAGATCGTTGAGGATCTTGGTGGCATCGCTTGCATCGAGGCGAACACTTTGCAGGCCGCGAGCGCGATGCGGATTCGCGAGTACGGCCGCGGCGAGCATAAGCCCGGTCGGAGAGACGTGCTTCATGATGAAGCTCCTTACTTTTTGAAGATGTTCTGCAGCTCCAGAAGCGAAGCTGCGGTGATGCCTGCATCTCGCGCGGCGGGTTGGCCTGCATCACGCGCGGCCGAATTAGTCATGAGCTGCGCCAGCATTTCGCTGCGCAGGCTCCGAGGATAGCCGGCCTTGGCGAGCGCGGCCTCGGTCTGCCGGCGCGCCATCAGGCGGCTGTCGATATTGTTGGAAGCGGAGGCATCGTCCGCCTTCAGATCGTCGGCGATGGCGTCGGCGAAGCCTTTGTCGACCGCCTCGCTCGGACCCATGAAGGTCTCCGCATCCATCAGCTTTTCGATCGCCTTGCGTTCAAGCTTGGTGCGCGCCGCGTAGATATCAACGATCGCGGAGTCGAAGCCTTCGAACAGGTCGGCGCCGTCGCGCATATCATGACGGTTGCCGATCACCATGCCCCAGGCGTTGTGCACCATCATGAAGGTGCCGAGCCCCATGCGGATTTCATCCGCGGCCATGGCGATGATCGAGGCTGCAGAGGCAGCCCATCCCATCACGTCGACCGTCACCTTCGCGGGATGCTCGCGCAAGAGGTTATAGATCGCGATGCCTTCGAACATGTCGCCGCCCGGCGAATTGATCTTGACCGTGACTGGGTTCTTGCCGATCGCGCGCAAGGCAGCACCCATGCGCTTGGCCGTGAAGCCGCCGCCGGTCCACATATCCTCGCCGATCACGTCATAGATCGAGATCGTGTTCGGATCGTCGGACTCGGCCGCAAGCGGCTTCTCCGCCCATTTCGCCAGGACGTCCGACGGCGCATCCCACTGGAAATTCTGCGGACGCTGAAACGTCTTAGCCTCAGGCAGTTTTCGGATCGACATCGTCTTCGTCCTTGTCATCTGACGGTTTGTCGCCGCCGGCCGTATTCGGGGGCGGGTAATAGATGTCCCCGCCTTCGCGCGGGTTCTGGTCTTCAAGCGCACGCACTTCGTTCGGCGACCAGACACCCCATTGCAGGCCCTTCACATAGGAATCCCAGCGGGCCTTGATGTCGCCCTTGACGAGGGCTGCGCGGTTATATTTGGCGTAGATAGAAGGGTCGTCGTTGAGATCGATCGTGATCCCCTCTTCAAACATCGTCAGGTAATCTTCGAGCGTGAAGGTGACGAAGCCGTTTGCCTTCTGCTCGAGACCAGTGCCCCAGTTGGAATCCGATCCGGAATTGTCGCCGATCATCGACGGCGGAACCCCGAAAAACATCGCGATGTCGGAGCGCGACAGCTTGCGGCTGTCGATCCATTGCGCGTCCTGCGATGTCATCGACATCTTGTTGTAGGTCATCCCCTCTTCGAGGATGAGGTCGCGCCCTTCCTGCACACCGCCGGAGCGGAACTCGTCGATGCTGCCCTTCAACCGGTCATAGGCTTCGGGGCTGAGTTTGTTCGGATGCTGAAGCGCGCCGCCGGCGCGCGTTCCGTTCTTGAACGTCTTGGCGCCGTGATCTTCCTGCGCCATTGCAAGCCCGATGGTCTCGCGCGCATAGGTGATCGGCGTCACGCCGGAGAAGCCGTTCAGCGTGAGGCCATAGAGATGAAAGATTTCCTTCTGCGTGAAGACGGTCTTGCCGCCATTCTTGCGCTGATACTCAAAGCGCAGCGACAGGTCATCGTTCTGTTTGATCTCGGTGCGATCGGGATCAAGCGGGATCAGCGAAATCACCCGGTTGCGCGACGACACTTTCAGACAGCAGGCATTACCGCGCAGAAGCACATGCGCCATCAGCATGCGCTTGAACTGGTGCGGCTTCATCCAGCCGTTCGGATTGCGGTTCCAGAGATGCCAGAGGTCGCCGTCCGACGCATCCTCGCGCGTGCGAGCATCGATCCGCTTTTTGATGTGAAGGGGCAGCGTCGCCGGCGGACCAGAGAGAAGCCGCACGCAGGCATAGACCGCCCCCTGGCGCAGGGCCGTGTCGGCGGTGACGACGGCGCCCGACTTCGTCGCCTGACCGTCCTGCAGATAGCGTTCCAGTTCCTCCGACGTGTTGATGAGCACACCGCCACCGGAGTCCTGCACCGCATTGCGCGGCGCCACTGATTCACCCCTCGACCACGGCCAGCGAAATGCCATCGTGAATCCTCAAAGGACCAGCGCGCCGCGGGTCTCGTAAATGGATTTCTCTTCAACAGACGAAGAGCCGGCAATGCCGAGCGCATTCACGCAGGCTGCAATCAGATCGATACGGCCGTTTGACTTCGCCTTGGTCGGCTTGATGTTCTCGGCATCGTCGGTGACGACAGCGACAGCCTGCGCATGCCGGCGAAACAACGGATGCCCGCCGTGATGGAAGCCATTCGCCATCACCAGGCGTTCCAGTTCCTTTGACGGCGCAGAGAGCGACACAAACCCCTGCCCGTACAGAACGACCGGAATGCCTTCCGCCTCGAGCCGAACCGCAGTGCCAGTGGCATTGAAGCGGTCGATTGCGAGTCCACCTTCATGCGTCTCGCGCTTTGCCTGCCCGTAATAGGCAACCCGGAATTTTTCCGCGTCTTTGAGCACCTGCGCTTCGATGAAGGCGTAATCGACGACATTGCCCGGCGTCGTGAACAGCGCGCCTTCCTTCACCCATCGCTCGTAAGGCTGGCGGTCGCGCTTGCCGTGTTCCTTGACAAGATCGGCGGGCTTGTAGGCACGGCACAGCGCGACCGGAACCTCAAGCCCCTCCTGGGTCGGAAACCACCACAGCAGTGCTGACAGGTCCTGCGTCGACGACAGGTCGAGACCACCAAAACAGCGTTTGCCGAGCAGCCTTTCTTCGAACTTTGGATCGTTCCACGGGATCGGACCAACGCAATGATCCCAGCCATAACGCCGGCCCTCGTCATCCACCGAGTCCATCGGCAGCCATCGCACCGCCTGGTCGGTCCAGATGTTGAGGCGGTATCGCTTGAAGTTGTTTTCCAGCCGCGGCAATTGCCGCGCCCGTTTGAAGTCCTCCAGAAATGGCTCGACCTTGACGCTCTTTCCGAAATTCGGATTGGCCTTGCGCCAAGTCTCTTCCGCGGTCCAGTCGTCATCCTCTGCCGGGGCATAAATGACGACCATCGTCGTGGGATCATCGAGATCGCCAGCAAGAATCGCCTGACACTCCCGATACACCTCTTCGCCGTGCGTCCCCTTCTGACCGGCCGTGGAGATCAGGAATTCGATCGGCTGGCGCCGCGCGGCCGCGCTGTCATGCACGAAGGTGTAGAGCTCACCGGTCGGCCATTCGTGGATCTCGTCACCGACAAGACCTGACATGTTCAGTCCGTGCTTGCCTTTCGGCTTTCCGGACAGCGGCCGGAACGATGCATTCAGCTCCGGGCAGTAGATGACCTTGCCGAGGCATTCGAGTTTCGCAGCCAGCACCGGCGTTCGCACCGCCATGTTGCTGGCTTTGGTGAAGACAATCTTCGCCTGCGCCTCTTCGGAGGCGATCGAGAATACCTGCCCGCCGAATTCCGCGTCTCCGACCAGTGCCAGCAGCGCAACACCGGCCGCCAGTTCCGTCTTGCCGTTCTTGCGCGGCACCCACACGAAGCACCGGCGATACCGGCGCGTGCCGTCCGCGCGCTTCCATCCGAACAGCGGTCGGATGATGTCGTGTTCCTGCCACTCTTCCAAGACGAAAGGACGGCCCGCCCATTCGCCTTCGGTCAGGACCAGATGGTTCGGAAAGAAGCCGGCCGCCTTGTCGGCCGTGCGCTCGTCAAACCAGAACTCGCCGTCGCGCCAGAACTCGCCGTCCCACTGCGCATTCGGATACGCCTTGAGCGCGGCGGGCCGCTGCGGCTCCACAACTTTCCGTTTTGCTGACATGCCTCACTGCAGGAGGCCAATCGGCCCCTCTATCTTTTCTGCCGCCGGTGTGGCGGGTGTTGCTGGATCGTCGCTGCGCCGATCGGCGTCCTTGCTCTGACTGCCGAAGAGATCGCCGGCAGTGCCAGTGTTGGCGCGGGCGGCGAAGATCCGCTGACGTTCCGCTGGGTTCAGTCCGAACCGATCCTCCAGCGCCAGCATCATGCGATCGAGCCGATCGGCCATCGTGAAGGCTGGATCGGCGCGGCGCACCGTCCCCGAAGCTGTGACGATCTCGTAGATGTCCCCGTCCTTGTCGAGGCGCCGCTGCAGCTTCAGCCAGCGCGCATAGTGCTTGCAGTAGCGTGCGAAGGCCGGCGCATCCGCCTCGGTCAGAAGCTTCATCGCCACGAGCCGCGGCGCCAGCTTGTTCCAGATCGCCAGCCCATCCTTGACCAGCCAGGACGGCACCGAAACAGCGCCGCTCTGGCCTTGCGAATCCACAATCCCGGCGCGCTTCGTATGCTTTGAACGAACGGGCGCCTTCTGATCCTTCACTGCACCTGGCTGCGGCTTTGGTCCACGACGGCCCATAAGAAAAAAAATCCTTCCAAAACTCACGAAAAAGTTTGTGTTGGGTGGCCCCCGGTCCCGGAGCGCGGCGGCTCAGACTTTTGACCACCCCCCCCCGGCTACTCGTCGCGCGAAAATTTCTGCGCAAGATCGGAGTTCAGCCAGAGATCGGTCAATTTAATCCCACCCTGACGCCAAAGCCGCTCGAGCTTCTGCTTGATGACGTCGTGATGCCAGGCGCAGGCCGGCTGCCACATGGACCGGTCCCAGAAGCGCACCATGTCGCCGTCATGTGGCTGGACGTGGTCAACGACCTCCGCGGCGACAACGCGACCGATGGCCTTGCATCCGAGGCAGAGTGGATGCTCTAGCCTAAAAGCTCTGGCGGCACGATCCCATCTTGCGTCATAGCCACGATCGCGTGCGCCACCCCGCCTACGATCATATTCGAGATTGGCCTGACGCTTCGATCTTTGGCTCTTCGGTCTGAACGTCGGCGGGCGGACAGGCATCTACCCTAAGCAAAAGGCCCACGGCGGGGTGAATGCCGTGGGCCTCATGATCTAATTTTTCCGCAAGGGGCAAACTAGCAAACGTCTGGTCGCCGCCAGACGAGTGCAGTTCTGTAGCGGGTTTCCGCCGTCGAGGGCTTTGGCTGCGGGCACCATGACCGATGTCGGCAGTTACAACGCCTCGATCTCGGATGCAGGCACATAGACGCGCGTTTTGCACCCGAACAGTCCATCGACCTCAACACCGATTCTATGCTCGGACGCAATCTCAAATATCCTTCCGCCGACCCAGTTGGCCTCGAAAAGAGGATCGGTGAACCTAACCTCTTGTCCTGCCTTGAAAAGCACGCCCTTACATTCCGGTGGAAGATTCAGCTTGGCTTCCATGATCCGCACCAGGTCGATGTCTGATTTGGTCATCCGGGCGAGTTCGCCGCCGCCCGAGCGCACGAAGTCGTGCACGCCCGCGAACTCGAACAGATCGCGCCGGCGCGCAATGCCGAGAAAAACCGCAGGCATTAACACCATGCCGGTGATCGCCGCATAGAGCCGGTGCCCGTGAAGCCGGCCGCGACGCCGGATCATTTTCGAATAGGTCGGGACGTAAACCAGAAGGTTGCCGACCTTCAGCCTGTCCGCGACCTTGACCTCCTGCTGCGGCGTGACCCGCAGCATGTGCCAGACCGGAAACCCATCGTAATCGGGAAGCGGAACCGGCTCGAATTTTGGAACATGGTCTTCGATTTTCGCCAGCATTTCTCGTTCTCTCGACTGCGGATGGTGTGGATCAGGCGGCGGGATTTACTCCCGGAGGATCGGTGCCAGGTTTTGCATCGCCGGGCGGGAAAAGGCTCGGGAAATACCAGCCGCGACGGGATTGACCGTCGATCAGCTTGGTCGTTTCGAGGTTCCAGCGCGGTTGCCCGTTCGGATGCAGCCCGAGCCGGTTCCTCGCCGACATGTGGACCGCCCATGCGTCGTAGGCCTTGGACGGCTTGAACACGAAAATCTGCTCAGCCCTGCGGCCTGTCACCTCCCCAAGCGGTAGTGGTCTGGGTTCGGGTGGCGGCTGGTAGTGGCGGGGCGTCCTCGCGCGCGCACGCGCGTCTTCTTCAGGTTTAGTCTTGGATGGTTCTTCCGAATCTATATGGCTGCACGCAGGTGCATGCGGTCCGACTGCACAGGCTGGTTTATCCACAGGGGCTGGCGCATCCGGAACCGTCTCGTCACCGCATGCATGCCGTGCATCCGGCTCCACAACATCTTGTGCATCGCATTCCTCGGGATCGCCATCGTCGGCGAGGAGCCGGTCGGTGTCCTTGATCCATTCGGCCGGCTCGCGGTTGAACAGAATCCAGTAATCATTGGCCCGCCGCTTGCCGTCATCGCCGCGGCGAGGCGCCTTGCGCACGAAGCCGTTGCGGATCAGCGCGCCCACGAAATTGAACACCGCGCGCGGCGAGCAGGAGGCCTCCTGCGCGATGGTGTCCGCCTTCAGCCAGCAATAGCCGTCGGTATGGTTGGCGTGGTTGGCGATCGACACCAGGACCAGCTTCGGCCGTGCCGGCAGGTCCTGGTCGAGCGCCCAGGCCACAGCTTGGATGGACATGGAGCGACGTCAGTCCGTTGGTTGTGTTTGTTTTTCAGGGTTTCTGAACGCTGACGCTACGGGTACTGGATCGAAGAGAGAGGCTTCCGAAGCCGGCTTGATCGGCTTCGGCTTCTCGATGAACATGTCGGGCTTGCGCAGTTCTTCGGATATGCGCCGGCATGCGATGTCGAAATACTTGGGCTCGATCTCGATGCCGATGAACTTGCGGCCGAGCTTGACCGCCGCAACGCCGGTCGTGCCCGAACCCATGAAGGGGTCGAGGATCAGAGTCGCAGGGGGGGGTATCTGCGATATGCACCACGTCATCACTTCGAGAGATTTTTGCGTCGGGTGCTCTTTGCCATCCTGCATGGCGAGCGAACGCGAAACAGTGATGCGCCGCGCAGCGCCGGCGAACGAGCACCACGCCAACTCAAAGTCGGCGAGCGAGAAATCGGTTTGCCCCTTGTCCCAGCTTAGCCACTTACTTGAAGGAGGAAGCACGTCGGTGAAATAATTACCGCCCCAGACGACAGCGTGGCGGCCTGCGGCAATAATCGCACCTATAAGCTCGGCTGGCGGTTTCTCCCGGTCCCAGCCAGGCGCGTCGTAGTCGCGCCATCCATCCTTTTGGCTGTTGCGCGTGCGCGCGGCGTTGATTCCATACGGCGGATCAGTCACCACGGCATCGACCTTGCCGAGTGTGGGCAATATCTCCCGGCAGTCACCGAGATAGAGGGTGACGCCTTCGGCGAGATGCTCGACGCGGGGCGTGGTCATGGTAGGGTGCCCCCGATTGGAGGCAGGAAATG